AGCCAGTCGCGGAACCGCAATCATCGAACGAGCAAACCCCCGAAATGGTGTGCGGCTGCCGGGGTTACAACGCCGGCTGTTGTCTCTGCCTGCGCGAGATCGAAGCGGGCATTCGCGACAAACCCTGCACCTGCACTGAATCCAAGGGGAGCATCCATCGCGTGGTGAAGGGCTCATCTCCGTGGAAACCACTAGGAGCCACCGGCGAGTACGCCAAGCTCGGAGGAGACCGCTGATGCACGTTAAAGCGACCAGCCGAAGGATGCGGGATCGATACACCTCCGATCGAGACAGTGCGATCATCGACCTGTGTGACGAGTTCTTCTCGCAGCACCGATCGTTGCCGTCTGTCAATCCGACCGAAGAAGACCGGAGGCAAATGAGGAAAGCGTGTATGCGGTACGTCGAAGAGCGACGGACTCGGAGCGGCCTGCTGTCGGGAGTGTTGTGGTTCCTGATTAAGCCGCTTGTGGCTCGAATCATCGCAGCGTACATCGCCGACCTGTTTGACTGAACTTCATAAGGACATCGCATGTTTTCCACCAACGCCAAAAACGAAATGCTCGACGGCCTGACAGTCAATCGCGTGCGGCTCCACTCCGGTGATCCGGGGGCCGCCGGGGCCAACAATCAGATTGCCGGGACGTACCAGGAGGTTGCGTTCGATGCGGCGGCTTCCGGCGCCAGGGCGCTCTCCGCCGATGAGGACTTCACCGGACTGACTCCCAGCCAGTCGATCACCTGGGCCTCTATCTGGGACGACAACGGCGGTTCTCCGGTCCACAAGGGGAATATCGAGATCGCTTCCGGTGATGTCGCCGCCAACGCGGCAGGCGAGTACAGCCTGACGACCTCGACGCAACTGACGTTGACCGATCCTGCGTGAATTGAAGCAATGGTTCCAAGCGAACTCAAACAATGACGATCAAGTCAAAAGCTAGTCTCTGCACCTTCAACCTGCCCCTCAATGAGGCGAGCGGTGACGCTATCGATGCGGTTGGATCGCTCAACCTGCCTGAGTTTGGCGGATCGATTGGTGCAACAACTGGTTTGCTCTACTCAAACTCTAGAGACTTCGAGGGCGGAGATACCGAGTTTTTCAGGGGTGCAGACAACGCTGTTCTAAACCCGACCGGTTCATTCATGTTTCGGCTCTGGTTCAAGTTTGAAAGTATCCCCGCATCTGGCCAATTTGCCGTCCTGTTTGAAAAACGATTCACGTCTGCTGGTCAAGAGTATGGACTCTATTACAACGGCAACACGGGGCGAGTGATCACTCCGCCGGCTCGGAGATTCCGGCGTTACATTGGCGGAGGTGTGTGATGGACCCGATTCAAAAACATGCCGACGCCTCCAAGGTGTACCTGTTCGACTTCACCGCCGAGCTCGCGACGGGCGACACCCTCGTGGTGGATGCGATCAATGAGAACCCGTCCGTCGACAGCGAGACCGCCGGACTGACGATCGGAGACCCTGTCATCAATAACGCTGAGGTCACCCAGGACGGCAAGACGGTTGCCGCCAACAAAGGGGTTCAGTGCCGCATCAGCGGCGGAACCGCCGACACCTCGTACCTCCTCAAAGCGATCGCCAAAACGAACGACGGCGACACGCTGGTGGTCGAGCAGCTTCTGGAGGTGATCTGATGGCCCTCACCAAAAAACAACGCGCGTTCCTGGCAGCCTTTCGTCAATGCGGCGTGATCTCCCACGCGGCGCAGGCATCCAACGTGAATCGATCACGGCACTACCAGTGGCTCGACACGAAGGAAGAATACGTCGACGCCTTCCGCGACGCCCACGAGGAAGCAATCGACCGGTTGGAATCGGAGGCTCGCCGCCGTGCCTGTGAAGGCGTGGTGACCATCAAGTTCGACAAGGATGGAAACCCGCTGAAAGACCCGCGCAAGCTCGACGACGACGGTCTGCTCAAGGACGGCTACGACGATCCGTGGTACTACGAACACACCTACTCCGACAATCTGCTGGCGAAGCTGCTGGCCGCGCATCGTCCGGAGAAGTTCGGCAACAAGTTGACGCAAGAGATCAGCGGCCCAGGTGGTGACGCGATCGAACTGCACGCCGTGCGTCAGATTGCGTTGGCAAACCCGGAACTTTCCGAGCATCTCTGCCAGGCGCTCGACAACGCCACGAACTCGGAGGCGGATCAGGAATGATTGCCACCGACAGTGCCGCACATCTGGCCGCGACGGGAACTCCGGCCGCGTTTGCCTGGACGACCAGCGAAGGCCGCTATCAGGTGCCCCGTCACATCGGCCATCTGAACCGTAAGCTGGTCGACCTGGCCGCCGGGCGGATCAAACGTTTGATGATCTTCTGCCCTCCCCGGCACGGGAAGAGCGAACTCTGCAGCAAGCATTACCCGGCGTGGTATCTCGGCACTTTCCCCGATCGGCGCGTGATGCTCGGGAGCTACGAAGCGAACTTCGCCGCGTCATGGGGAAGGAAGGCTCGCAACTTACTCGAGGAATACGGACGGGCGATGTTCGGCGTCAAGGTCTCGTCGCGGACGTCGGCCGCCGACAACTGGGAGCTGGACCGCTACGGCGGCGGCATGACCACCGCGGGGATCGGCGGACCGCTGACCGGTCGCGGCTGCGACCTGATGGTGATCGACGATCCGGTCAAGAATGCGGAAGAGTCGCTCTCACCCACGATTCGCGAAAAGCACTGGGACTGGTTTCAGTCGACAGCCTACACCCGGATCGAGCCAGGCGGCTCCGCACTGGTGATGATGACGCGCTGGCATCCGGAGGATTTGGCGGGACGCATTCTCACCGAACAGCCGGGCGAGTGGGAGGTGGTGTCGCTCCCGGCGATCGCGGGCCACGCCGACCCACTGGGGCGTTCTCCCGGCGGTGCTCTCTGGCCGGAGCGTTGGCCGTCCGAGCAGCTGCTCAAGACCAAACAGAACGTCGATCTCTATTGGTGGAACGCCCTCTATCAACAACAACCGAGCCGGCACGGCCGCTTTGAGTGGCCGGACTCGTATTTCAGCGAATCGATCTGGATCACGGATGCTGAGTGGCCGAATCAATTCGAGCTCAAGGTGATCGCGGTTGACCCGAGCAAAGGGAAGGACGCCAGTAAGGGAGACTATTCGGCCATCGTGATGATCGGCCTGCACGCCGGCAAGCTCTACGTCGATGCCAGCCTGGAGCGGCGACCGACCGACGTGATCGTCCGCGACACGCTCGAGATGCAGGACCGCCACCGGTCGCTGGGAATCGGCGTGGAAACGAACCAGTTCCAGGAACTGATCTGTCCGGAGATCACACGGGTAGCGGCCGAGCAGAACCGCATGCCGCCCAACCTGTACATGATCAACAACCAGGTCAACAAGAACCTGCGAATCGGTCGGCTCGGCCCGTACCTGGCACGCGATGAGTTCCGGTTCCGCGACACACCGGGCAACCGACTGCTCGTCTCGCAGCTGAAAGAGTTTCCGAACGGGGATCACGACGATGGTCCGGACGCGCTCGAGATGGCGATTCGTCTCGGCATCGAACTGCAAGGCGGGCGTGTGCTCGACGATGGATTGGGACACAACCTGCTGGCCGCTTAGGCGAGGAGAGAGGAACAATGAGTTTCAACGTACAAGAACAGGCAGCGGTCGCCAACGTGCTGGAGTCGATGGTCTCCGGTCACAAAGCCGTCACGAGCCGGCTGGAGTCGGTCTTGGAATCGATCTGGCGAGACGCCAATATCATCAACCCGAAAGATGCCTACCTCGGACCAGACGGAGAGCCGTGGATACCGGTCGGGATGGCGACGGCTCACGACGATCAGTCGGTTATATATCGCAGCGAAGCGGACCTCGACCGCATCCGCTCGATGTGCCGCTACTTTGCGGACGAAAACGAGTTCGCCGGCAACGCGCACAAGAACCGCGTGAACTACATTGTCGGCTGGGGCCACACCTACAATGTCGTTCCGAAGAAAGGGGAAGAGCTCGACGAGGCGGAAATCGCTGCCGTCAAGGAAGCAATGCTGGAATTCCTGCGCGTCAATCGCTGGTCGCCAAACTACGTGATCGGCAGCCGATCAGCGAGCGGGCGTTCCGGCTGGGGCTACCGTCAGCAGACGAACGTCCTCCGCCGCGACCGGGACGGGGAAGTGATCCTGCGAAAGTTCTACGGTGATGACGGCGTGCTGCGCGTGCGGTACATCGAACCGGAACGGCTGCTGACTCCGGGGACGCGATCGGGCAACTCCGTCCGCTTCGGCATCGAGACCGACCCGCAAGACGAAGAGACAGTGATCGCTTATCACGTGATGGGTGAGCCGATCGGAGCCGACGAGATTCAACACCGGACGCGGGACGGTTCCTCCCGGCACCCGCGCGGCGTGCCGGTCTGTTACGCGGTGCGCAAGAACCTGGTGCGAGCCGGCAAAATCCTCCGGAACGGTTCGACGGTGACCGAGGTGCAGACGGCGATCGGCCTGATTCGCAAGCACGCGCAGGCGACACAGTCCGCGGTGACCGCATTCCAGGCGGCCATCACACAACCCCGCAGTGAGACGGTGGACGCTCCGCGGCGGCAGAAGTACGAGCCGGGCACCATTCTCGATGCCTCGCAAAACATCGAGTACGAATTCCCCGGCATGGGCATCGACCCGTCCAAGTACGTCTCGTCGCTGCAAGCCGAACTGCGGGCGATCTCCAGTCGGCTCGTGATGCCAGAATTCATGCTGACCTCTGACGCCTCGAACGCCAACTTCGCCTCAACGATGGTGGCGGAAGGTCCGGCCGTCAAGAACTTCGAGCAGCTGCAGTGGGACGAGGTCGCCTCCGACCTGGAACTCATCTGCGACGCCCTCGAACACGCGGCCAATTGCGGCAAGTTCGATCCGCTGTTGCTCGACGCGGTGGAGCTGATTGCCGAGCCTCCGTCTGCTCAGGCTCGCAACCGGCTGGAGGACGCTCAGGTGGCCCAGATTCTGAACGGTCTCGGCTGGCTGTCGCCGCAAACCGGGGCGGCCCAGTTTGGGTTGGATCACGAGCAGGAGCAGAGCAACATCGAACGTTCCGCGGAGCTCGGTGGACTGCCGCTCTCTCCCGATCGTCCGGACTTGCCGCCGGTTCCCGGTGATGATGACCCGCCCTCTCCGGAAGGAAACGTGAGCTTGCAGCAGACGGCGCTCAACGGAGCGCAGATCAAGAGCTTGCTGGAGATTGTGAACCAGATGTCGTCCGGAGCGATCCCGGCCGACACCGCCCGGAGCATTATCGTCTCCGCCTTCCCGACGATCGGGACGGATGTCATCGATCAGGTTCTGTCGCCGCTGAATGAACTCCGCTCGCAACCGGTCCTGTAATGCCTCTCCCCGACAACGAACCGACTAAGCTCTCACCCGTCGATCAGCGGGTGGCGTCTGCGCTGGACGTCCAGCAGCACGAAGCATTGCTGCGCGTCGAGGGGATTGGAGACAAGGTGGAGCGGATCG